GTAATAAGCCGTTCCACGAAGACTCCTTCTACTACAGTGACGACGATTCGGAAAGTGAGAGTGACAGTGATTACGAGACCGACAGTGAGCAGGTGACCGATAACCGTTCCCCGGAGGCAGCGCGCCGAGAGGTCCGCATTCAAATCATCCGAGATCATCTTCTGGATTATGTGCGGAGCATGCACCAGGTGTGGGCAGAGGTTCAGAAGTGGGAAAAGGAGGTGAAGAAAGTGATCCCACTTATCACGCGCATGACTGCGGCGCGGAAGCAGCGGGCTATTCAGAGATGGTGCGAAAGGAGCCGCGGCTGGCGCCCCGGTGGTACTGCTGGGGATCTTATTGGATGTGGTCCCATCGTCACTGGGTCTATCTTCTGGAGCTGGAAAAACCTGATGGAAAACGGTCTTCATGCGATCGTGATGGAAATTGGAACGGAGGAGGAGATTGAAAAGGCGAAGAGAAAGAACATGCACTACGATGACCTTTCTCTCGCAACGCTCAAAAAACTTCCTGCGTTTGAGAAGAAGATATATGACGACTACAAGCGTGAGTACAACGAGGAGATTGTTGAAAATCGTCGTGAAGCGAATGCGAATGTTCGCGAGCATGAAGAATCTATGCAAAGGTATGAGATGTGTGCGAAGGGAGAGGAACGCAAGTTGATGGAACTTGGTGCCCATGTCTATGATCGTGATAGATGGGACGCGGAATCCCATGATTTTTGGGTGGATGATATCAATGGACTATTGGTGAATGGTCCTTAAAGTTTTTAGCCGTGTACTATAGTAATGAATGTACTTCAGAATGTAATGCAACTCATAGACAGTATATCTGATAAAATTCCTGAGAACGTCTACCTAGCTCTTTGCACCGAGTTAAAGAAACTCTACTCGTTCATCCCCGATAAAATTCGACCAGCCCTTTCTAGAACAAATAGTGCCGCCAACATACCTTCAGCATCGCCGGCGAATGGATTTTGGTTTCGTTAAGCTAAATCTATCTGACATTCCTGCATCTCCTTCACATGTTCACCCTCGTCGTCACGAATACGAGTAAACACGTCATGAAGACTTGACACGTCACCGTAGTAGTCAGAGGCTACGACGGACGCCTTCTCCAATGAGAGACTCGTACCATGATTCTTGAGAAACTCATCGTACGTGTGATATGCATGCTCTTCAATCTGCTCAGAGAGGTTATACGCCATACAGGGGGACACCACATAAATCAAACAGGTAAGCCAATAGTAAAAGAAAGCCGCATGTTGTGCGAAGAATCGATCTGCGTAGCGTTTATCACCACCCAGATCTTCCATGATGAGAAGGTGGTGGTATTCGTTTACGGTCTGTGCAAAATGGGTCTCCAAGTAATCAGCCTTTCTCCACAGTCCCAACGTTTCGTAAAGATGTAACACGGAGACGAACGAAAAATAGGGAACTCTCGCGATCGTCTCTAGAACGTAGAAACGTGCGTAATCGCGCCCTTCGTAGAGTCTATCGATGACCTTTACCGCCGAACCCACCGCAACCTTATTGATTCGGCGTTCAATCTTACGCACAGGTACGATGGGCTGGCTTCGGCACAGAGTGAGCATGTGGTTTTTATAAACTGATATTTTTAAAACGAACCTAAGTTAGAGATTTGAGTTGTAATAAATTCAAGAAAATATGGAATCGGTTCAAAAGCTAAGCCATATCGAGCACGTCTTAAAGCGACCCGACTCCTATGTCGGTGCAGTAGACGCTGTTCGGGAACCCTATTGGGTGCTCAGTGGTAAAAAATTCAAAAAGACCACAACCAAATACAGCCCGGCTTTGCTCAAAATCTTTGACGAAGTACTCGTCAATGCTATCGACCGGAACTCCATGTACCCTAAGCAGGTGACATCGATTTCTGTTAATGTCGATAAAAATAGTGGTATGGTAACCATAGACAACAACGGTCCTCTCGGAGGGCTCGTCATTCAAAAAAACCAAAAAGAAGATGTGTGGAATCCCGAACTCGTGTTTGGTCACCTACTCACGAGTACCAATTACGACGATACACAAAAACGCGTTGTGGGAGGCAGGAACGGATATGGAGCCAAGTTGGCCAATATCTACAGTAAATGGTTCTCAGTCATCATCAAGGACCCGGAAACCAAACAAGAATATTCCCAAGAGTGGTTCGACAACATGTCCACGTGCTACCCTCCAAAAATGAAAAAATTCAACGGCGCTACTGCATCCGTCTCCGTTTCTTTCAAACCCGACTGGTCTAGGTTTGGAATGAAGGATATGGAGAATGGGATCTATAAGATCATGGAGAAGCGTGTCTGGGACGCAAACATTTGCACCTCGGCAAACTGCAAGGTGAAGTTTAACGGTGAAGCTCTTCCCAAGCAAAACTTCGAAGCCTACGCGAAAATGCACGAAGGAGTTGAGAATGTTTACTCCGCCACGACTGACCGTTGGTCTGTTTGCATCGGACCTTCGGAAGATGGTATGGAACAGGTTTCATTCGTCAACGGACTCTGCACCACTAAGGGTGGTACACACGTGGATCACGTGGCTTCACTGGTTGCTTCGGGAATCATTGATGATATGGCTAAGAAGATCAAGTTGAAGCCCCAACAAGTCAAGGCAACCTTTCGCATCTTTGTCAGGGCGACCTTGGAAAATCCTACCTTCTCGAGTCAGGTGAAGTCTGAGTGCACGCTCAAGGTTCCCGATTTCGGCTCGAGGTTCGAGATGCCAAAAACTTTTGTGAAGAACGTTTTGAAAACTGGCATTTCTGATGAGCTCACAGCGCTCTCGAAATTCAAGGAGATGAAGGAACTGGCTAAGACTGATGGAGGAGCTCGTAAGAGTAAAATCACCGGGATCCCTAAGCTCGACGATGCAAACAAGGCGGGCACAGCTCAATCGAAAAAGTGTACTCTCATCGTCACAGAGGGTGACTCGGCGAAGACTCTCGCCGTTGCCGGTCTCTCCGTGGTCGGCAGGGATCATTACGGGGTCTTTCCTCTTCGAGGAAAATGCAAGAACGTCCGAGATGCTTCTGTCGCACAGTTGAGTTCGAACCAGGAGTTTTCCGATCTCAAGAAGATCCTCGGGCTTCAACAGGGTAAGGAGTACACGGATGTTTCTGAGCTTCGATACGGACGTCTTATGATCATGACTGATGCCGATAACGACGGTAGTCATATTAAGGGTCTGATTATCAACATGATCCATGCATTTTGGCCATCTCTTCTCGATCTCGGATTCGTCGTTTCGATGGTGACTCCTATCATCAAAGCTACGAAAGGTTCTCAGTCTAAATCCTTCTACACAGACTCCGCCTTCCGTACATGGTATGGAGATGGAAAGGCTGGCTGGCGAATCAAGTACTATAAGGGTCTCGGTACTTCTACGAGCGCAGAGGCTCGAGAGTACTTCAAGATGATTGAGACGCTCACTGTCAAGTTCGACGTGGATGTCATGACGGATGAGTCGGTTGTTCTCGCTTTCGACAAGAAGAAGGCTGATGCACGAAAGACCTGGCTCCTCGAGAGTACTGCAAAGGAGGCGAATCAACTCGAAGTATCCTACGGTAACATTAAGCAGTTGGATATTTCAGAGTTTATTCATAAAGATCTTGTCAACTTTTCATTGGCCGATTTGAAGCGATCAATTGCTCATGTGGCCGACGGTCTCAAACCCTCTCAAAGAAAGGTGATGTATTCTTGTTTCCAGAAGAATCTCAAGGATGAGATGAAGGTAGCACAGCTCGCAGCCTACGTGGCCGAGAAGAGTGCCTACCATCACGGTGAAGTATCCCTCGCAGAGACGATCGTGAAGCTGGCCAACGATTATACCGGTTCGAATAACATTAACCTTCTCGAACCGTGTGGGCAGTTCGGAACGAGGCTCATGGGTGGTAAGGATGCATCTCAAACGAGGTACATCTTCACAAGGCTTTCCAAAGAAGCGCGTACTATTTTCGATCCCAAGGATGATGATGTTCTCACCTATCTTGACGACGATGGGCGGTCTATTGAACCAGAATATTACATGCCTACACTCCCTATGATTCTCGTGAATGGAAGCGAAGGTATTGGAACGGGTTTTTCTTGTTATGTACCTCCATTCAACCCGGATGATATCAAACAGAACATTCTCAGGTTTACACGCGGGGAAAGTATGGTCAGTATGAAGCCATGGTTCCGTGGATTCAAAGGTAAAATTATGGAACAGGATGATGAAACATGGGTGGCTCAAGGTGTGTGGACATGCATTGGAAAGACGGTCAAAGTATCTGAGCTTCCACCGGGTCGGTGGACCCAGGACTACAAAGAATATTTGGATTCACTCGTTGAAAAGAAGATTATCAGTGGCTTTACAAACAATAGCACAACCGAAAATGTTGACTTTGTGATCCAAGATTACAGTGGTAAGGATGTCGTAAAAGATCTTAAATTGGAGAAGACTATCAGGTGTTCGAATATGCACTTGTTCCATCCCACTAAGGGTATCTGCAAGTATAAATCACCGGGACACATCTTGGTTGATTTTATTCAACTTCGTATGGAATTTTACAAGAAACGCAAAACGCACCTTATTCAAGTTACCAAAGAAAAAGCTGAACTATGCTCACATAGAGCGCGGTTCGTTAAGATGGTAATAGACGGTGATATTGTGGTATTCCGACGCAAGAAACAGGAACTCGAGGCTCAATTGTCTACGATATTCCCCAAGGTGAATGAATCATATGATTATCTCTTACATACGAAGACTATCGATTACACAGAAGAAAGGGTAAAGGCTCTATTCGAAGAATGGACCAAACTCAAAAACGACTTGTATCTACTTGAGGCTACAGGTTATTTTGATATGTGGGAAACTGATCTTAAAAAATTGTGAGCATTAGATAAGTATGACTGAAAAGGGGATATTACAAGGTCATCATGAGGGAGCTACATTGTCTTTAAATGCTATAGGTCAGCAGGACAAGGACCTCTTACGAGACGAGCCTGATTATTCATTCTTTAATTATAAAACAGAACAACATTCAAACTTCACGAAGTATCATAGAGGAATCACAGTATATAAATCACCTGCGGCTAAACCTACTTGGCCATTCGGTGAGTCTGTTAAAGTTACACTTAATCCTCAAAACATGGGAGATTTACTCTGTAACATGTATGTGAAGATAAAATTTCCCGCCGTAGAATCAAACTCGAATATAGCCGATCAGATTGGGAGACACGTTCTCGAGAGTGTGACTATGAATGTAGACGAGTTAGAAGTTGATAAGTATCACGACGACTGGGGAATCATATACGATGAACTATACCTAGATTCTTCCGAAAAACGCACGAAGCGTTACATGTTAAATAGGAATCAAGCTGATAATACATCGCATCTTAACGACCACATTCTGTCTAGATATCCGTCCGAGTTATTAATACCTATCCCTTTGTTTTTTTCTAGAAAGTATGAAGGTGATGAATACGAATCGAATTCTCCTAATAGACCATACTTTCCCACATGTGCTGCTTACAAACAAAAGATCATTTTCGACTTTAAGTTTAGACCACCTACATTCTTCACTAATAATCGAAATGCACACAACGTTTTAACTCTACCCGAATTTAGTATTTTTATGGAAGAGATAACAGTCACGGACGAAGAACGTTTGTATTTAAAGCTGAACAAGCAAGTGTTCATTACAGATATAGTAAAGAAACATCCATCCACGGAGACTGAAGTAGGTAAAGAGAATGTAAAGTTACAGCTTGTGCCGGATATACCCGTCAAAAGCTTATTCTGGTTTTTAAGAAAAAAAGCGTACGAAGATGAAAATGTGAGTGGAAGTACTAACCTACCAGATGATAATTCCCAAGAACGCAATTTTTCCAACCGTTTCAATTTTTCAAGTGCATCTACATACTCTATATCCAACTCGTTTTTCAACGCCGTCATGGAAAGTGCAAAAATATTTATCAATGGCCAAGACTTACCGAACGTTCCAAAACCGGATCACAGTTATTATAAATACTTAATCCCATACAACCATAGATTGTCTAGACCTGATAGAAATATATACACGTATGCATTCGCGATGAATCCGATCAATGTAGAACCATCGGGAAGCCTGGACTTTAGTAAATTAAACTCAGATCGTACAATTCTTGACGTTACCCTAAAACAGGGTTTAACGGATGTCTATACTCTTAACATGTATTACGTTGGATATCAGACACTTATCTTCGAAAAGGGGTTTATGAAATTTGCGGCTCCCAATGTTACTAGGTATATACCCGAAGTCGAACCCAGTGTTACGCCTTCTGGACCATTAGGAGCTAGACCGAGACCTTCAGGTGCAGGTGTTGGAAATTTGCTGCAACTGAAAGATGAGAGTTCACCTTCTGGGCCACTAGGAAGTAGACCAAGGCCAACGGGGGCGGGTAATTCTAGATTTTCTGTAGAGGGATATTCCCTCCCTTATTAAATAAGGTGTTATGATGCTTACGAATATAATCGACGATATTGTTCTTTATACACCATCGGATGAAATTCAGCTGTGCAACAGTCGTATGAATTTCCTCTGATGATTCGGGTAGTTTGTATGTTATCTTTTCTGTTCGGCAAAATGGATCAAATAGTTTTTTACTATATCC